GCCCCGGGAGTCCCCCCGGCGGAGTTCGCCCGGGCGGTGGACTTCGAAGGCCAATACGGCTGCGGGGCCTGGCGCGGCTCCTCGATGCTGGCCAGGACACGGGCCGGCGACTACGCCGGCGCCTGCCAGTCCTACCTGTCCTGGCGATTCATGACCAGCACCCAGCCTTTGCAGGGCTTCAGCGCCTATCGATGGGATGGCGCAGGCCGGCCCGCGCGCTGGCGCTTTGACTGCTCGGCACCCGGCAACAAGGTATGCCGCGGCGTGTGGACACGCCAGCAGGCGCGCCACGCGGCCTGCATGGAGGCCCAGCCTTGATGGACCGCCTGCAAACCCATGCCTGGCAGCTGCTGGCCCTGCTGCTGGCGGCGCTGCTGGTCTGGCAGTCGCTGGCGCGGCTGGGTGCCGAGCGCGATGCGGCGCAGGCACGCACGGATCTGGCGACCGACCGCCAGGCCGCTGCCACCGCCGCGCTGCACGCATCCGAACGCTATCGACAACGGGAAGGAGCCTACCGTGAACGCCTCGACTTTCTTGCACGCGACACGGACCTGGCCCTGGCGCGCGCTGCGGCGGATGCCGATGCTGCCCGCGCTGCTGCTGGCCGGCTGCGCGGCGACCTCGCCGACTACATCACCGCCCACCGTGCCGCCGCCCAGGCTCGCGCCGCTGCCGGACAGTGCGCGCCAGACACCGCAGCCCTCGATCTGCTCGCCGAGCTGCAGCGCCGCGCTGACGAGCGAGCGGGAGCGCTGGCGCGCATTGCTGACGACGCCCGCCACCGAGGCAGCGCCTGCGAGCGCGCCTACGACGCCGGGCTCGCCCTGACCAGCGCCCTGACCAGCACCATGACCCAGGACCCACGCCATGCTCAAGCCCGCTAGCCTGCGCGACGCGCTCGTCGCTGCCCTGCCCCAGCTGCAACAGTCGCCGCGGAACATCCGTTTCACCATCCAGAGGGGCCGTGTGGTCAACACGGGCACGCCGTCCCTTTCCTGGGAATACCGCTACACGCTGAGCCTGGTGATTGCGGACTTCACCGGCAGCATCGATGCCGTGACCGTGCCGCTGCTGGTCTGGGCGCGGCGCCACCAGCCCGACCTGTTCGACCATGCCGAAAGGCGCGAGCAGGCGATCCGCTTCGACATTGCGCCTCCTTCCACGGACCCTGCAGCCGCCTCGCAGCCGCAGCAGCTCGCCATCGAGATCGACCTGGTGGAGGCCGTACTGGCGCGCCCGCGCGAGGGCAACCCCGGCGCCTTCGACCTGATCTACAAGCCCGAGCCGCCAGGCCAGCTCGACATTGCGCAGCGCCAGTTGTGGGAGCTGTTCCTGTTCGGCGAGAAGGTGGCCGAGTGGAACTACGACCCGCGCTGAGGCGTGGCCCTGCTCCATGCCGGGCTGCATGTCGGGCCGCATGTGGCAGCGTGCGCCACGCCCGGCACACGGCGACACGCAAGGGCCCGGCCGGCACCATGAACGCCATGGATTCGCCCGTTGCACAAACCGAGAGCCCGTACGAGATCATCCGCCGCCTGGAAGGGCTGATCCGCACGGGCACCATCGCCGCAGTCCGCCATGCGCGCCCTGCGCGCTGCCGCGTCAAGACCGGCAACCTGACCACCAACTGGATTCCCTGGCTGGCCATGCGCGCCGCGGGCGAGAACGCCAGCGTCTGGTGGCCACCGGCCGTGGGCGAGCAATGCCTGCTGCTGTCGCCCGGCGGCGACCTGCTGGGCGCCGTGGCGCTGACCGGCATCTACAGCAGCGCCGCAGCCCAGCCCAGCGACCGCGAAGGGGTGTGCCACACGCAGTGGAGCCCCACCGATTTCATGGAGCACGACAGCACCACGGGCCGTCTCAACATCAACGTGGCCCACGGCATCACGCTGCGCGTGGGCAACTCGGTGATCAGCATCGACGAGCAAGGCATCAGCCTGCAGGCCAGCGGCGGTTCGGCCACCGTCAATGCGCAGGGCCTGGCCGGCGCGCCCGATGTGACCACCGGCCCCATCAGCCTGCTGCGCCACCGACACGGCGGCGTCAGAGCAGGCGACGCCGTCACGCAGGGGCCGCTATGAACCGCCACACAGGCCGCCGCATCGAGGGCATGGAGCATCTGCGCCAGAGCGTGGCCGACATCCTGTCCACGCCCATCGGCTCGCGCGTGATGCGCCGCGACTATGGATCGCTGGTCCCGGCGCTGCTGGACCAGCCCGACAACAACGCCACCCAGGCACGCCTGCGCGCCGCCGTGGCCAGCGCGCTGATGCGCTGGGAGCCCCGCATCCGCCTGACACGCATCGTGATCGAGCGCGATCCGGCCACACCCGCGCGCGCCGACCTGACGCTGATCGGCACCTTCAACAACACGCGCCGCCCGGCACCGCTGAGCCTGCAGATGCCTATTGCCCGCACCCTTTCATGAAGCAAGACATGACCCCTGCACTGGATGCCCTGCCGCCGCCCGGCGTCGTCGAGACGCTGGATTTCGAGCGCATCCTCGACGCCCACCGCGCCGATCTGCTGGCGCGCCACCCCGAGGCCGCCGAGGTCCTGGCGCTGGAGAGCGAGCCGCTCAACAAGCTGCTGGAGGCGCACGCCTACCGCGAGCTGCTGTACCGGGCGCGCGTCAATGATGTGGCGCGTGCGCATTTGATTGCGTTCGCCCAGGGCTCGGACCTGGACCACAAGGGCGCCTTCTATGACGTGGCCCGACTGCCCGGGGAAAGCGACGAACGCTACCGCCAGCGCATCCTGCTGCGCGTGCGCGCGCTGGCCGGCAGCGGCACGGCCGAGCACTACGAGCACCTGGCCATGACGGCCAGCGCCAATGTGCACAGCGCCATTGCCACACAACCCCAGCCCGGCCGCGTGAGCGTGCAGCTGTGGCTGGTCGAGCCCGCACAGGCCGAAGAGACGCTGGCCATCGTGCTGTCGGCCCTCAATGCGCCAGGCGCACGGCCGCTGGGCGTGCCCGTGTCGGTATCGCTGGCGCGCCCGCACCCCATCGACATCACGGCACACCTGCTGCGCGAGCCCGGTGCGCCCGTGGACATCGTGGCGCGCCTGCAGGCCGGCCTGGCCGCCCAGATTGCAGCCTACGCGCTGCTGGGCCGCGATGTGCCGCGCTCGTGGATCACCACGCGCCTGCATGTGGACGGCATTGCCCGCGTCACCTACCCCGACGCCCAGGCCCCGGCCGAGCTCACGCCGCTGGCCGCCGACGAATACCCGGTGCTGGGCCGAGTGCAGCTGGTGGACGAGGGCCTGCAGGCATGAGCACCGCCGCCATCGTCCCGACGGCGCCCCGCCGCCACGTGCTGCCGCCCAACGCCACGGCGCTGGAGAAGGCCGTGGACCAGGTCGTCCCGAATTGGGACGGCCTGGCCGGCGCCTTTCCCGCGCCGGCCCAGGGCGAGCCTGCGGCCTTTCTGCCCTGGCTGGCGGCCGAATGGGGCATTGCCCAGTTCGACCGCTACTTCGACGACGTGCCCGCACTCATCGCCAACGGCCTGCCCTGGCTGCGCGAGCGCGGCACGGCCGCGTCCATGCAGCGTGCGCTGGGCTGGCTGGGCTATGACGGCGCGCAGCTCGACGAGGATGGTGCCTGGCTGCACCTGGACCTGGGCCGCATCATCGGCGACGCAGAGCTGGCCAGCGTGGCCCATGTGGTACGCGCCAGCCTGCCGGCGCACGTGCGCTTTTACCGCGTCTTCCACGGCCACGACCTGCGCCCGCTGCGGCTGGACCACGGCCCGGGCCTGGACGCCGGCATGCTGGACAACGACAGCGGCACCTGGATCGATGTGTCGCCGTATGGCGAACCCGTCAAGCTCAGCCAGGGCCTGCCCCGCCGCACCGGCACCGAGGCACCGCCTTCGGACGGCGTGCTCACGGCCCAGCTGTTCCGCGTCACCACCATCGCCACCTATGCCGACCGCATGCTGCTCGATGCCTGGACGCTGGACAGCGAGATCCTGATCGACGCCAGCCTGGGCATCACCGAAGTCAACGCCACCACCACGGGCGAGCCCGCCTACTACGCGCCGCTGCGGCCCATCCCAGCCCAGGCCATGGCCACCCACAGCGCCTGGACGGCGCCCGCTCCGCTGGCCCTGGCCAGCCTGCACCCCTGGGCCAGCACCGAGCGCCCGCACGACAACACCCGTACCTGGACCGGACGCTGGGACAGCACGCCCTGGCGCCGATCCTTCGAAACCCGCACCACCACCACCGAAGAACCCGAGGAACCCTGAACATGGCAGTTCTGCAGCAAGCGGGCCGCATCGCCCTCGCCAAGGCCGTCGCCGCCCAGACCATCCACATCGCCTGGGGCCGCGGCCTGCCCGCCTGGGACGCCGCGCCCGAGCCCGAACCCATCACCGCCAACGCCCTGGTCGACGAAATCGGCCGCCGCCTGGTCACCGAGGTGCGCTTTGCGCGGCCCGACGACAACGGCGAGATCGAGCTGCCCAGCGGCGCGCGCTACAGCGTCAGCGACACACCCACCACCTTCGTCTACCTGCGCGCGGCCTTCGGCTTCGACGACGCCAAGGGCGAGGACGTGCGCGAGATGGGCGTGTTCTTCGGCACCCAGGTCGCCACGGACGTGCCGCCCGGCCAGCGCTGGGTGCTGGCCAGCCAGCTGACCGGCAAGGGCGAGCTGTACACGCTGGAGCGTCGCCCCCGGATCCTGCGCAGCGGCAGCGTGCGCCAGGTCGAAGAAATCATCCTCCCCTTCTGAACGGCACCCCATGAGCCAGACCAAGATCTACGACCGCTTCGACGCCGGCAAGCGCTACGACAGGCTGCAGTTCGCGGCCGACCGCGTGCTGCAATCGGCCGAACTCAACGAGCTGCAGAGCATGCAGCAGCACCGCCTGCGCGGCATCACCGATGTGCTGTTCAAGGAGGGCGACATCGTCCGCGGCTGCCAATGCATCACCTCCGCCGACACGGGTGCCACCACCATCGAGGCCGGCGCGCTCTACGTGGCCGGCGCCGTGCGCGGCATCACGCCGGGCACGCTCACCGTGGCCACCGTGGGCACGGTCTACGTGGGCGCCTACCTGCAGACCGACACCGTCACCGAGCTGCAGGACCCCGAACTGCTCAACCCCGCCGCCGGCACGCGCGGCTATGGCGAGCCCGGTGCGCTGCGCGAGCGCGTCACCCTGGTCTGGGGCGCGCAGGGCGACGGCACGGCCGGCACCTTCTATCCCGTGTGGACCATCATCGACGGCTCCGTCATGCCCAAGGAGCCGCCGCCCAACATCGACGCCGTCACCCAGGCCCTGGCCCGCTATGACCGCGACAGCGCGGGCGGCACCTACGTCGTGCGCGGCCTGGACGTGATCATGGGCGAGGACCTGGCCACCGGCCAGCAGGTCTACACCGTGCGCGAGGGCGCCGCCCGCGTCAACGGCCATCCGCTGGAACTGGGTGCCAGCCGCCGCCTGGTCTACGAGGCCAAGCCCGACCTGTTCTTCGTGGACAGCGAGCCCCACACCTCGGCCGGCACGGCCGCCCAGCGCATCCGCTTCGACCGCCAGCCCGCTGTCGGCACGCCCCAGGTGCGCGTGCAGGCGCGCAAGACCGTCACGCTCACGCATGGCGGCTTCACGGGCGCGGCCGACCCGCTGCCCGACAACGCCGTGCTGGCCGTGGACAGCGTGGTCCAGGCCGGCACCACCTACGTGCAGGGCACGGACTGGAAGCTGGTCGGCGGCCAGATCGACTGGAGCCCCTCGGGCGCCGAGCCCGTTCCCGGCAGCACCTACCAGGTCACCTACCAATACATGCTCAACGCCACGCCCACAGCTGTGGACTCCACGGGCTTCACCGTGGAAGGCGCGCTCAAGGACACCCTGGTGCTGGTCAGCTACCACTACGCGCTGCGCCGCTACGACCGCCTGGTGCTCAACAGCGAAGGCCAACTGCAATGGGTGCCCGGCGTGCCCGCCGCCTGGTCGCCCAAGGTGCCGGCAGCACCCAGCGGCACCCTGGCCCTGGCCTCGGTCTACCAAAGCTGGGACAGCAACCGCCGCGTGGACCAGGACGCCGTGCGCGTCGTGCCCATGCAGACCCTCAGGGCCTACCAGGACCACATCCAGACCATCTACGCCGACCTGGCCGAGCTGCGGCTGTCGGTGGACGTGTCGGGGCGGCACAGCGGGGTCAAGAAGGGGTTGTTTGCGGATCCGATGCTGGACAACGGCCTGCGCGATGCGGGGCGCAGCCAGAGCGCCCATATCCTGGGCGGACAGCTGCAGCTGCCCATGAACGCCAAGCTGCACCAGATCGGCACCGATATCACCTCGCCCCAGACCACGCCCTACCAGCCTGTGGTCGTGCTCGACCAGTTGGGCCGAACCGGCTCCATGCTGGTCAATCCCTATGGCGCCTTCGATGTGCTGCCCAGCGCAGCCACCCTGACGCCCGCCGTGGACTACTGGACCGATGTGCAGACCCAATGGGCCAACCCCATCATCCTGCGCCTGACGCCTAGCCAGGCGCGTCCTTCGGAAACCGAAAAGCTGCTGTCCGAATCCACCAAGGCACTGGAGAAGCTGCGCCAGATCGATGTGCAGTTCTGGCTGGATTTTCCGGTGGGCGAAACCCTCACCGAGCTGATCTTCGACGGCATTCCCGTCACGCCCCAGCCCCTGACCGGCGGCACGCTCGTGGCCACGGCACAGGGACTCAAAGGCACGTTCAAGATCCCGGCGGGCGTGCCCTCGGGCACCAAGAGCGTGCACTTCACGGGACGCGCCGGCAGCCATGCCGAGGCCGTCTTCACGGGCCAGGGCCAGTTGCTCGAGCGCAGCGTGGCCAAGATCACGGTCCAGCTCTACGACCCGCTGGCGCAGACCTTCACCCTGGGCACCACGCGCGAGATCTGCGGCACGCGCCTGTGGTTCGCCGCGGCGGGCGACAAGGATGTGCAGGTGCAACTGCGTGAAGTCACCAGCGGCGTGCCTTCGCGCAGCATCCTGGCCGAATGCGTGCTCAAGCCGGCCCAGATCAGCGCCGACATCGCCGCGACCAAACCCACGCAGGCGCAATGGGCGCCGGTGCTGCTGGAGTCGGGCGTGGAATACGCCATCGTCGTGCTGACCAACGACGCCACCACCGCCCTGGCCGTGGCCGAGCTGGGCGGCTGGGACGCGGCGCGCGCGCAGTGGGTCACCAGCCAGCCCTACAGCGTGGGCGTGCTGCTGTCCAGCAGCAATGCCAGCACCTGGACACCCCACCAGACACGCGACATGACCTTCGAACTGCTGGCGGCCGAACACACGGCCACCACGCGCACCATCGAGCTGGGCAGCATCGCCGTACAGGACGCCACCGACCTCATGGTCCAGGCCGGCGCCATGCTGCCCGCAGCCGACGCACAACTGGTCTTCGCCATGCAGCTGGAAGACGGCAGCACGCTGGAGGCCGCGCCCGGCCAGG